CAGTATCAACAGGCTCTACGGGCAGTTCCTGCCCTGATTATATTTTTATTTATATAAGTTACTTTTCATTTTTTGTTACTTAGACTGATTCATATAACAAGCTAAAGACCTGTTATCTTTCTCAGTCTATATTTTGTAAAAGAAAATAATAACGAACTTGCAGCAAAAAAGAACAGGAGACCATATGACTTATACTACTGAACATACTGTTGACAATGCTGGTAATGAACATTATAATATCCAGTTTGTAACTAGTGATAACCAGCGTTATTACTATGCTACCGGATTTAAGAATAACGAACTTATCAAGAAAATTAAAGAAACTCGTAAGAAAGTTATTATCAAGAACGGATACGCATTTCCTAAACAGAAAGTCAAGAAGGAAAATAACCAATAATATGATATTTAAGAATAAAACTGATGCATATAGTTATATAAAGAACCCATAGGACGAATCCTATGGGTTTTGTTGCTTTGAAACGTGTCCGAGTTTTAGGCTTGGAGGCAACAAATTTTAATCATGTACTAATCTAATTGTTTTACCGTAATTATTTTTTGGCCGGAATAATATTCTTCTCTTTACATTATTTATATTTACAAACTGCAATATTTTTGCTATATTAATAAATATTATGATGAATACCATATCTAAATTTATTGAACAAATTATCAACTTGCCTATTGAGTTGCTGATTCCGTTTGGAATCTGGTTTGTTATTATTATTTTAATGGTATTAAAACTAATTAAATCCATAATGGATGAACTTTAAACCAAGGAAATAAAATGCTGTTAATTATAATTGTATCTTTGATAATGGTACTCTTCGTTGTTGGTATCGCTAATCAGATATTTGAGGACCAACCAAAACGTTTGATTAAAAATATAATTACTGGTATAATTACATTTGTAACTATATTTAGTCTTATGTACATTGCCGATAAACGCCATGAAATATATGCTGAAAAAGAAAGTCGGCATCGATATGAAATGGCAATACCTAATCTTGGAACATGTATTGGAAAATATTTTCAGCCAACGCATAAAGGAAATCCGGTAGGTATAATTACTGTTAATTGCGACGATGGTAGAGAGTTTAAAACTTACGCTATTGAAATTAAACGTGATTTTTATTTAGACGAATAAGTTAAAAACAGGTAATTAACCTGCTTTTATTCATCATCTTCTTCGTCGTCTTCATCTTCGATTATCTCACGGATAATACCGATAACAATGAATAAGACAACTAATATTATCGTTGACACAATTCCCTCCACAGTGTATTTATAATAAATAAGATAAAGAGGTTTTATGAGAAAATACAATTCAAATACTGCAGATATTACTATTGATTGGAGCCGATTTGACGAAGAAGTTCAGACCGGCGTTGAACTTTGCCATATCATTGAAGAAGAAGGCTATGAAGCATACATTGTTGGCGGATGCGTACGTGACATTGTAGAATGGTATAATGCTGGAGCAAATGAAGACCCGGAAATCCATGATGTAGATATTGCTACTAACATGCCTATTGATGATCTTTATGCATGTAAGAAATTTAGATGTACTTCTAATAATGGTGAAGCACATGGTACTATTGTTGTACTTTATGGTGGTTATTCTTATGAAGTAACTCAGTTCCGTACCGATGGTGACTATTCCGATGGTCGTCATCCGGATTCAGTTAAGTTCACTAAGTCATTTAAGGATGATACTGATCGTCGAGACTTCACTATTAATGCTATGGGTATCGACTGTGAAGGTAATGTTATCGATTATCATAATGGTGTAGAAGATTTGGAAATGCGGGTTTTACGAACTGTTGGTAATCCTAACGAACGTTTTTCTGAAGATTCATTACGAATCATTAGAGCAATGCGATTCGCTGCACGCTTTGGTTTGGACATCGAAGACGAAACTATGGAAGCTATTACTGCTGGCGTACATAAGCTTAGCAATATTGCACGTGAACGAATCGGCGCAGAATTGATGAAGACTGCGGAATACGGTCATAAACCGTTCTATGATGTAATTAGTCTTTTGATTAAGTCTGGTGCAAATGAAATCATTGACCCAGAAGTTTTCATTGACTGGAAGAATGCTAAACGGTTAATTCGCACTTGCGTACTTGATGAAAAAGCTGTTCTAATGGCTTGCTTGTTTAATAATATTCCAAAGGAAAACTTAAAGAGGGCAATTGATTTGTTTAGATATGATAATAACCTTCTAAAGTTATTGACATATATCTATAGCAATACCGATGTTGTTAAGAATCCAGAAATTGATATTGTAAGAGCAGTAAAGGTTATTACTAATAAGGATATATATCACTTATGTGCATATACGCTTATTCGTGATGGCTATGTAATTCCTGAAACAACGTTGGAAGAATACAGAACATTAGCTAAAAAGGTTTTACCGAAATCTAAGGATATAACAGCAGCAGTAACAGCTGCCGGATATTCTGGACCTGAATTCGGTAGGATTTTAAATAAAGTAAACGCTTGGTATTACAAAGAAACATTGAACGGTAAACAACCTTCAAATGCGGAAGTCGCAGAATTTATTGATAATACACTTTAAAAATAAAACCACTCAAATATGAGTGGTTTTTATTTTACTTGAAGAATGATTTTATGAAATTTATTAATCGTTCAAGTAGTCCTTTTTGTTTTTGGGTTTCCTGCTGAGCAAGCCTCTGTACATTCGTTGTATCTGGTTCAACTTTTACTTCTGGGAGTTCTACAGGTTCCATATCTGGAGATTCAATTGCTTCAAGAACATCGCCTAACGTAATAACTGGTTTTGGTTCTTCAATTACGACTTCTGTCTTATCTTGAACAGTTTCTTCAACCTTTGCGATTTCCGCCGGGATTAGTTCGGTCTTAAATGCTTCCCATTTTGATTCGTCACCAGTATCTTTGTTCCAACCGATAATACCTGGGCAATTTCCAGTTATAAATGTTTGATTATTTTGTCTAACAAGTATTAAACCACTTGGCACTGTTACACAAGTAACATCAGTTTGTCTTTGTTCTAATTTATTTTTATATCCAACAGTATAATTTGTATTATGCACATTAATAGTATCATATAAAATATTTTCATTATGTCCAGTTTTTGACAGTTTACAACGTATATTATTAATAGCAAATAAAGCCTGTATAATATCAATATTTGATTTTATAGTACTAAAGTACATTTGTTTATTAGATGATAATGTTCCATCTGCTAAAAAAATTTCATTAAATAAAATTAAAAATTGTTCATGGGATAAATTTAATAAGTTCCATGCAAATTTTTTATCTTTTAAATATTTTTCACAATTAGTAACAATTGTATTGTCATAACTACGTATTTTTATTGTTCCATCTGTTTGATTACATATAGTATATTTTATATTTAATTTATTTAGTAATTCAATAACTCTATCTATTTTTCTGGTTTTTTTAAAATGAAATTCTAAATACTGTTTATCTTCAAAATAACTACCGTCTGCTTGAACCCATACAATTAAACGTAACATATCGTCATCAATATCTAGCTTATTATAGTCTTCAAGTAATGCACAAGTTTTTAATTTTGATAATTTTTTACCTTCATTTAATTCACCCCATTTATCTATTTTCCACTCATGTGAATTTTTACAATTTGGCATATATAACATACGATGTTCATATGTTGCTTCAAAACAACGACGTTTTAACACAGTATCGGTCCATATAGGTAAAATATTAATAATTTTATCAAACTTCATTTTTTCTGATGCCATATCATATGTCATTACAATATCACCTATATTTAATTCTGTAATATATTTCCAACCATTTGGAGTAAGCAGTTCTGTACAATCAACTGGTAATGGTTGTTTGCCATTGACGTCATAATGACGAATAATATGGTCGACATCAATATCATATTCTTGCATTAATTGTTTAACCAATTCAAGTGTATTTTTAACAGCATCATCAGTAAAATACCAGTTGGTATCATTAGGGTTAGTAACTTTTTTAGCTGAATTACTGGAACATACTTCAATACCGATTGAATTTGCTGAAGTACAAATTTTATATAATGAACCACCTTGAGTTTTATATTTTGATCCACCGCAATGCCAGCAATATTTGTTTTTAATATCAGGATTAAACTGTACAACAAATTCATCATCAACAATAAAATCTGCTGATGCTTTTGTTGTTTCTTTATTAAAATATTTTGCTGTACTTTTAGCAGTACCAGACTTACTAGTAGTACCAGCTGTATAATGTATAACAATATATTTTATTTCACGGTTTTTCTTATTGGTAAGATTATATTCACCAAATTGATTAATTACATTCATAAAACATCCTTTATTTTGTACATGCATAAAGAAATAAACCCACTATAATACAAACAGCCAGTAATAGTTCAAAACCTGAACATTTATATTTGTCGTTGTTTTCCTTCATATAATATTTATAAATAATGTATGAATTTAAACGAAGCACTTGATATATTAGAAGAAAACGGTTATGAAGTCATTGAAGAAGGAATTCTTGGAAAAACTTTGGCAACCGGCGCATTAGCAGCAGGTATGGCATTTGGTAATAGTGGTATTAAAGCAAAACCGATTACAGACCCGGCATTAAATTTTGGTAAAAATACTGAAGTACATGTACAGGATAGATACGATTTAAAGTCTACTCGCTGTGGCGTACCTACTACATTCAAGTTAGATAACGGTAAAACTCCATTTACAATTGGTCATAGAGAAGAATTGGAACTTACTAAGAAGAAGATTCTTGCTACTCCGGATTCAATGCTTAAGAAATTCGGTAAAGAACATACTGATGAAATTGCAAACTTAATGGTTCGTACTGCTAACAAGTATAATGTTGATGTTGATATTCTTTTAGCGATTGCAGGTACAGAAAGTAATTATAGTGATAATGCTGTTAGTAATAAAAAAGCAAAAGGTATGATGCAATTGACTCGTATCGCTGCATTTGATTCCCATACTAGATTACAAGGTAAGGACTCTTCTACATTCAGAATGGATGACTATGTAAGTCTTCGTGAAAACATTGATAATGCTGGACGTATTATTGCTGATCTTTCTGTTCGCCGTAATAATATAATCGAGATGATATTTGCATCATATAATGGTGGAACTGCCCAAGCAACTGCCTGGCGTTATGAACAGAATGGAAAAACTAAGATAGATGATGGTAAGACTCCACCAAAGTTAACCAAAGAAACCAGAGATTATGTAGTTAAATGTATGAGACTATACAAACTATATAAGAAAGTTCAGAAAGAAGCTGGTTACTAATTTAAATATCGCCCATAGGCGATATTTTTATTTAAAAAATTCAGATAAAACTTACTTTACGTAGGTTTACAAAACCGTATAATATACTATATTTGTATATGTGGTTGTTAAGAATCACTAATGAAATATAGCCGTTCACATTTTCAAGGAGTTTTAAATGGCTGTTAATTATGTAATGAATCGTAAGACTGGTAAGGCATATGCACTTACTACTAACAATGTTCAGACTCGTGACCGTGTACAGGTAATCGGTACAGGTATTCGTCATCCTGAACACACTCAGACTGCACTTTCAAGCCTTGTAGCACTCAACACTGTTGATGCAACTATTTGTTACAATGCTGAAAAGATTATCCGCGCTAAGCAGAAGCGCACTGACGTTGACTCTGTTATCGTCTGTCTTTACCGTTTGCTTCAGGACGAAGTTATGTCCATGGGCAAGGTTGAACATGAAACCATTAACCAGGAGAATGCATAATGACTATGTGGCGCATTACTCGTTATCACGTCGATGAAAACGGCAATCCGTATGGCGAACCGTTTGTATCCGACTGCTATACCGAAGAACTGATGGAATCTTACAAGAATCATCAGCTCAAGTCTGTAGTTAAGATCGAGCAGTACACTGCTAAGAAGTGGACTGTAATTTGGTCAAAGTAATTTAATTTGTAAATTGTAAGTATGGAATGCTTCTTCATTAATAATCTAGATCTAAAACCAAGCAAAACACCATTTGCTGATTTTAAACGTTTACTTGATGAAGAATTCCTTCCAGCTGATGTATTGTGTATCAGTGGCATATCGGCAGATTATGAGATGGCTCGACGCTTTCTCGTATATTTGGGACAACATTATAAGAATGTGTTGTATGTTTATGGTGGATGTGATATGAAATCCGATATGCCACTTGATTTAAAGTTTGAAAAAATTAAAGATAGTTTGCGATCATTCCAGAAGAAACTTTGTACGCCAACTAGATTAGATGGGACAGTTGAAGTGATTAATAAGCATGTATTTGGCGGGGCTTCTGGAATTGATCGCTCTTTTTGTATAAAGTCGTGGGATTGGTGGACTTCAGACGTTAATGAAATATATAATGATGAGGTTGAACGATTCGTACGTATATTTAATTATTCTCCCGAAGTAATAGTTTCCTATTATGATCCAAGAAAGATGCCGGATGTAAAAATTAATGGAAAATTTTGGCATTATGGACAGGGTAAAAAATCAATAAGCGAAAATGGCGATACGATTCTAATAAATAATTCATGTCTGGATAAGACTAAAAAATATACTAAAAACGATTTTTTAATTAAACTATAAAAGAGGTGAAACGTGAAAGTTGTTGATTTTAATATTCTAGTTGAAAATATTGAGTCACTAAATAAATTATATTCCAGTACATTAACTATTCCTACATATGGTACAGTTGAAATGGCTTATGGTCGAGTCGTCAGTGTTGGCGATGGCCGTGTGAACAAGAAGTTCAATGCTCGTGTTCCAGTCAAAGTAAATGTTGGCGACTTGGTTGTTTATAATCCTGGTGTTAGTATTCCGGTAGAATATAATATTAAGAATTCTGACGGTACTGTAACTAAGGTTAAGCGTACTAAGATTAAGTCAACTGAATGTATTCTTACCCTAAATGAAGATAAAGACGGTAATATTACCGGAATTAAGGACGTAAAGGAAAATTACGTATTGGTTCGTCGTTCTGAAAAGGATAAGGTTTCCATGGGTGGAATCATTATGCCTGAAATTAATCGTACGATTGAAAACATTTCTGGTACTGTTTATATGATGGGCCCTGGTAAGTATAATCCTGAAACAAATGACTATATTAAGTGTCTTGCACAGGTTGGTGATAAGGTTTCTTTCTGTGAAATCGGTGCTATTAAGTGCACATTGCCTATTACAGATGAAAATGGTAAGACTACTAAGGAAACATTGTATGAAATTCCTGATTCTGTAATTGATTTTATTTACGATAATAAAGAGGGTACTATGAAGAAGATTAAGCAAGGTCATGTATTAGTAAAGCGTTCCGAAGCTGTACGAAAGACTGCCGCAGGTATTTACCTGGCAGAAACTGATTCTGAAGGTCATTTGGTAACTGGCGAAGTTACTATGATTGGTGAAGGCATTGAACATGCAAAGGTCGGTGACCGTATCGTGTATGTTGACGCAAAGGAAAACAATAAGCAGTTCAAGGTAAAGACCGATAAGGGAATTTCCGAAAAGCGTTATATGATTCCTGAAACTGCTATCGATGCATGGCTTGAAGATGATGAAGAAATTTAATAAATTTAAAGAATTACTTAAGTCACACAAGTCAAGTATGATTGTAGTATTAACTTGTACTTTAATTTATACAATAATTCTCGGATTTTTTGGTATATTTGGCGAAACAATTCGCGCAGCTTTATTATATTTTATAAAGAATATTTTACCGTACATTGCTATAGTATTTGGTTACTTTATGGCTATATTTGTTCCCATTCGTGTAATCCAGGCTATGCAACGTAATAAAGAAATACGAGAAGATTTTGAACAAGATAAAAAATTACAAGAACGTGCTAATAAGTCTAAAGCTTTACAGGAACAAATCCTAAAAGCTATGGGTAATAAAGGAACATTCTAATGACTACGAATGATGAACTTGAAAAGATGAATACAGCTATTAACCATCCATCACATTATTGTAAACATAAGAGCGGTGTTGAAACAATTACAATTACTCGTTATTTGAATTGTGACTGCGCTAATGCTTGGAAGTATTGTATGCGTTATTTGGCAAAGGTTAAGACTCAGCCAGAACATGCAACACCTCGACAGGACTTGGGAAAAGCTATTTTCTATTTGAACGATTTTTTGGCACACTTTGTAGATGGAAGTGGAAATGTTAGCTCAATTGATTATATTACTCCTGAAGTAGTAGATCGTATGACTAAGGTTGCTGAAGTTGAAGAAGTTAAAGAAGTACAGAACATTTTTACAGATATCATTTCTATGACCGTAGCTCGTGAAATTGATATGATTAAAATCGCTGATGATATTGCAGCTTTAGAAAAATATCGTGCTACATTAAAGTAAGAGAACTATGAAAATTACACAAGTAAAAGTATATCCATATACAAAAAAGAAGCTAAATGGCGAAGTTGGTATTGGACAGGTTGTTCTTGATGACTTGATTCTTTTAACTGGCCTGAAGCTTGTTGAGCGACATGGAAAGCGTTTTATCTTATATCCTGTAAATTATAAGAATAAGCGACAACTTTGTTTTGTTCAACCAATTAAGAAGAATATAGCGGATGAAATAACTGATAAGTTATTTGACGCTTATAGTGAAAGTCTGGCTGGTGGTAATGTAAATCTTATGAGCGAAGATTCAGTCTTTATGGCTGGTGTTAAGGAACTTGTAGATAGTATGAATATTTCTACTGCTGCAATGGCTTTGCAGAATAGTCCAGAATCGAATGGTCCAGATCCGAATGACCATTACGAAGACAATCCAATAAACACTGATGATTTAGGACCATATGAAGAAGCATAAACCAATTAAAAGCCAGCCGTTATTTCGTACAGAGAAAGAATATCTAAAAGTCATTAATAATCCTAAAAAACTGGATCAGTTAAAGGCTATGGTTGAGTCTGCAGTTAAGACTCAAAATAAGATTGCACATCCAGAAACGCTTGACGCCTGGCTGGTTTATGTGTTATCAATTTTGCCTAAGTTTGAAAAAGAAAACGAATTTACTGAAAAATTAGGGGACCTAGTTAATGAATATTCAAATGAACGAAAAGGAAGTGACACCGTTGAATCTTGTTAAGACAGTTTATGCATCAGTATTAGAAGATGTATATAACAATTTTCAAGATTATGCAAAAGTATTTGTTTCAAATTATAATGACTTTAATGAAGAAGAGCTTAAAGCAATTCTACTTAAAAAAGAAGATTATAATAAGAAGCTAAATGGATTTTTAGAAAAGAGCAAATTGGTATAATATGAAATTTGAAATTGGACAAGTATACCAAGATGTTAATGGAAATAGTTATAAAGTTATTTCTATCAACGGAAATCAGATAGATTTTATTTGTAATAAAATTGTTAGACATTTTAAGTTTATTCAGTATTGTGGTGTTGACACTGTTATGCAATATGGTAGACCATTTATTAAGTCTGGCAGAATTATTCCAGTATTTGACCCTGAGATTGACGTTAAAATCAAACCTAAAACAAATGTAACTCTAAATACTAAAATTAAAGGATATATAGATGTCTTCAAAGCTCACCAAAACAAAAACAAATAAAACTGTAGATGAAATTCTTCCCAATGAAATTCCTGTAGAACAAGTTTCTCCTGAACAGCAGGGTGAACCTGGCCAGGAAATTGAAATTACTCCTGAACAGCAGCAAATCGATATTGGCCAGCTTACTGGTTATTTCGAAAATATGCGTA